ATGTTGATGCTGCTGTTCCAAGAAGTTACTCTGGTACTGGCCTCACTTCTTATAGCTTGATAGGTAATGCTAATGGTTCTCTTGTTAATGGAGTGGGTTTCACATCTACAAATAATGGTTCAATTGTTTTTGATGGCACCAATGACTTCATCACTGTGCCTTCAATAACATCAATATCCGGAGACCTGTCTGTATTGATTTGGTTTAGGACATCTGGGTTAAATGTATCAGCTGCTCGTTTGATAGAGTTTGATTATATAAATGGTTTTTGGTTAGGACAAGCGGCTACTGGCACTCCAAGTACTAATTGGGGAGGAGGAATCAAAGAAGCTAATGAACCGTATGGAATTTTTCTTCAATTTAGCGATAATGAATGGAATTTAATTTCATCAGTAAGGAGTTCTACAACCCATTTTTTATATAAAAACAATTTAGTTTCATCAACAAGTAATAATGTTTCAGGCACATCCCTTTCGTCCACTGCTGGAATGTACATATGTGCTGCTGATAATGTTGGAAGTGTACCTTTCAATGGAAGAATTGGACAAATTCTAATCTACAACCGAGCCTTAACTGCCACTGAAATTCTTCAAAATTATAATGCTACCAAGGGAAGATATGGAATATAAGAAATATTTTATAACATAGATGCAGAATAATAAAATAGTTCCCCCCAATTTGAGATATTAATGGCACTTGACTTTCCTACATCACCCTCGACAAACCAAATTTTTACTTCCAATGGTAAAACTTGGAAATATGACGGCACTGCTTGGAGAACTTTAAATGTAATAGGAATTATCGGTGGTGGCACAGGTTTAACAGCTATAAATGCTGGTAATTCTTTCCTATCATCAAATTCTGCCGGAACTGCATTAACATATAGATCATTATTAGCTGGTTCTGGTGTTACATTATCAATAAACGCAAATTCTGTCACTATAGAGTCTTTAGATTCAGGATTTGTAACAGGAACAGGTACTTCAGCATACGTTCCCTTATGGACTGATGGTGGAACTACCCTTACAGACTCTATTATGCAACAAAATGGTTCCATAATAATTGTTAATGGATCCATTAAAGCTCAAACTAAAAGCTTCAAAATTCAACACCCTTTAAAACCTGACATGTATCTTGAGCATGGATCTCTTGAAGGCCCAGAACATGGAATTTATCAAAGAGGTAGAGCTTCTGGTTATAATCAGGTTATTGTTGAATTACCTGACTATTTTCATGCACTTTCTGAAAATGAAATTTCAGTTCTAATTACACCAAGAATAAATGCCAACTTGTATGTTTCAGAAAGTAATTCTTATTCTTTTAAAGTGAAAAGGATAAACAGACGTTTCTTAAGTAAAGAATATATTGAATTCGATTATTTTGTAATAGGAGAGCGGACAGATATTAAGCTTTCTATTGAACAACCAAAACAGTAGTGGAGAATTATTATGCCAGAAAATAATAACAATAATCAGCCGTTAGACTTTGCAGAAAAGGTCTTACAATCGCTTAAAAGAGCTTCTCGTGCGGTTGACTTAAATGAACCAATTACCCCTTCCTATACAGTAAACTCAAATGAACCAATAGCTTCTTCCGTAAATAGAGATTTTACTGCTTATGGTGCACAAGAAGCAGGTGACCCAGGCCCAGGATCTGGTGGTAATAAAGACATTGTTATCATTCCTGGATTTGGTGGTGCAGCAGCTTCTTCAACCTCTCAAGTAAACTTTTACTGGAATGCTCCTGCTGTTCCAGACTCCACTGGTATAGACAGCAATGTAAGAGCAACAATATATAATTATGCAATTACTCAAACTAGGCCAACACTTGTAATTGGTGGTTATGATGGCACAAATCAATATAAACCTATTGCAAACTATGGTACTGGTACTGGTATTACTGCAAAAATTTGGTTCCATCCATTCTTAGGTAGAATTGATGCTGACCAGTTTGGATTTAATACATTAGCAGCTACTGGCGTTTCCACAGCAACAGGTATTCTTACATGGGATGCAACACAAAATAAAATTAGAGTTGGCGTTGCAGGTACTGCAAAAACACTTGCATACACTGATGATATTTCCCCATTTTCAGGATCAGCTACAACTGCTAGTAATTTAAATTTAGCAACTTCTGCAACTCAAACATCAAGCCACTTCTTGACAATGTCAGCATCACAAACAGCAACTGGAGTTGCTGGTGCTGCAATTTCCACTGTTTCCACAGTCTTTGTCGTTCCAAATACTGGAGTCGTAAATGCTGGTGGTTTCTCTGGTAATGTTACAGGAACAGTCTCAGGCAACGTTACTGGAAACGTATCGGGTTCCATTACAGGTAATGTTTCAGGAAGCTTAACAGGCAACGTATCAGGAAACTTGACAGGTAATGTCTCTGGTAATGTAACAGGAAACGTATCAGGTTCTGTAACAGGAAATTTGGCTGGAACAGCCTTGACTGCAGGAGCTACTCATACTTTCGCAACCACATCTGCAACTGCTCATTACATTACATTTGTTCCTAGTAGTACTACTCAAACTGCATCAGGCGTTGGCCAATCAGTTGTTTCTTCCGTTTCTGTAGTTCCTAGTAGTGGAGTTATTACTGCCGGAGGTTTCTCTGGAAACGTTACAGGAACAGTTTCGGGTAACGTAACAGGTAATGTTTCAGGAACTGTCACAGGCAACGTATCGGGTAATGTTACAGGCAATGTTTCAGGTACGGTTACAGGTAATGTATCTGGTAATCTTACTGGTAATGTTTCAGGCAATGTAACAGGTAACGTATCTGGTTCAGTCACAGGAAATTTAGCCGGAACAGCTTTGACAGCTGGATCAACCCATACTTTTGCCACAACCTCAGCGACAGCTCACTATATTACCTTTGTTCCTAGCAGTACCACCCAAACAGCTTCTGGTGTTGGGCAGTCCGTTGTTTCTAGCGTCTCAGTAGTTCCTAGCTCAGGTGTAATTACAGCAGGTGGCTTCTCTGGAAACGTTACAGGAACAGTTTCAGGAAATGTTACAGGTAATGTCTCAGGTACTGTTACAGGTAATGTCTCAGGTACTGTTACAGGAAACGTTTCAGGAAGCTTAACAGGTAATGTTTCAGGAAACGTCACTGGTAATGTCTCAGGTACTGTTACAGGTAATGTCTCAGGTACTGTTACAGGAAACGTTTCAGGAAACTTAACAGGTAATGTTTCTGGTAACGTAACAGGAAACGTATCTGGATCAGTAACTGGAAATTTAGCTGGAACAGCCTTGACTGCAGGAGCTACTCATACTTTTGCAACAACATCTGCTACTGCTCATTATATCACATTTGTACCTAGTAGTACTTCTCAAACTGCATCAGGCGTTGGTCAATCAGTTGTTTCTTCCGTTTCTGTAGTTCCTAGTAGTGGAGTTATTACTGCCGGAGGTTTCTCAGGCAACGTTACAGGAACTGTTTCAGGTAATGTTACAGGGAACGTATCTGGGAACCTTACAGGAAATGTATCAGGTAGCTTGACAGGTAATGTCTCTGGTAATATAACAGGAAATGTATCTGGATCAGTAACTGGAAACGTATCAGGTAATGTATCTGGAAACCTTACAGGAAACGTATCTGGAAATGTAACAGGTAACGTTTCTGGTAACCTTACCGGTAATGTTGTTGGATTTGCTACAACAGCTCAGAATGTCAATGTTTTAGCTGCAGATGCTGCTACAGGTAACCACTTCTTACCATTTGTAAGAACCCAGACTGGCTCGGGTCTTGCATTATCAACAGATAGCACTTTGTATTATGATCCTGCTAACAATATCTTATATTCAACAAACTTTAATGGAGCATTCACTGGTACAATTTCAGGTGTAGCATCTACAGCAGCTAATATGGTTGTAAATAATGCTGCAGAAAGTACTACCCATTACATCTTGATATCTCCTACCCCTACAGGTGCTGGAGTTGCAGTTTCTTCTGATGCCACATTTACTATCAACCCTAGTACAAATGCTATGTCTATGGGTTCAGGTAACATAACTGTAAACAATGTTACCTTAGGAAGCGCTGCAAGAACAGTTTCAACATCTACTGGAAATCTTATATTAGATTCAAGTGGTGGTCAAGTTGATATCGCAGACAATGTTGTTATTACCGGAAACTTAACAGTTCAAGGCACTACAATCACTGTAGACTCAACGGTTTCTACAATTGTTGATCCTGTTATAGTTGTTGGATCAGGCGTTGGCGGTTCACACTCTACTGCTGACAACAACATGGACAGAGGTATCGAGTTCAGATGGTCAACTGGTGCAGGTAACGCTACTACTGGGTTCTTTGGATTCTCAGACACAGATAGCAAATTTAGATTCATTCCAAACGCAACAACAGTAGCTGGTTCAAATGTTTATACTGGAACCGTTGGTACTGTAGTTGCAAATTTAGAGGGTGCTCATGCAGGAAATGTTACAGGTAACGTCTCTGGAAACTTAACAGGTAATGTTTCTGGTAATGTAACAGGCAATGTATCTGGATCAGTAACTGGAAATTTAGCTGGAACAGCTTTGACTGCAGGAGCTACTCATACATTTGCTACTATATCAGCTACAGCACACTATATTACTTTTGTTCCAAGCAGTTCTTCTCAAACTGCTTCTGGTGTTGGTCAATCTGTAGTCTCCTCTGTTTCTGTAGTACCTAGCTCTGGTGTCATAACCGCTGGTGGCTTCTCTGGTAACGTTACAGGAACTGTTTCTGGAAATGTTACAGGAAATGTATCAGGTACTGTTACAGGTAATGTCTCAGGTACTGTTACAGGTAATGTTTCAGGTACAGTCACAGGAAATGTTTCAGGAAGCTTAACAGGTAATGTTTCTGGTAACGTCACAGGAAACGTATCAGGTAATGTTACAGGTAACGTATCTGGTTCTGTAACGGGAAATTTAGCTGGAACAGCTTTGACAGCTGGTGCAACCCATACATTTGCAACTACGTCTGCAACTGCCCACTATATAACCTTTGTTCCTAGTAGCACAACTCAAACAGCCTCAGGCGTTGGTCAATCTGTGGTATCTTCTGTGTCTGTTGTGCCAAGTAGTGGTGTCATCACTGCTGGCGGTTTCTCTGGAAATGTTACAGGTACAGTTTCAGGAAATGTTACAGGTAATGTCTCAGGTACTGTTACAGGTAATGT